CGGTGGTCGCCGTATCATTTGTATAAGTTGATTTCAACCAATCGTTTATATCCTTCCAATTTTGAAGTATTTTGTACTTCATTGCTGCTTTAATAAAATCGAATTTATCAAACTTTTTATTAGGTTCGTTGAAACGGTCTAATATTTTAAGAGTTTGGTTTGTATTGATATGTGCTTCTTCTAATTGCATCAGCTGCCTATTTCTTAATACCTCATTCTTTTGTGAAAGGATATCAGCGTATATTTTTGCATCATCTTTCTTAGATTCACATATATCAAAGAATTCATCAAAGGTAATTAATCTATCTTCCTCTAATTCAGGGAATCTTTTCAATACAGTCTTTAAACCACATCCCTTAACGCCAGGAATATTATCTGAGTTATCACCATCCAATGTTCTAAATAGTAAAAGATTTTGTGGGTACATTCCCCATTCTGCTTTTACCATCTCTCTATCATAAAGTTTCTTTTTAGTTGGCGAATAAACTTTCGTCTTATCATCTACTAATTGTAAGAAATCCTTATCCGTTGATACAATAATACATTCTTCATCTTCACCTAATATTTGTCTAGCTATGTTAGCTATCACATCATCAGCTTCAATTCCATCATATATCATTGTTGTAATTGGAAGTGAATCTAACAAATCAACTAACCAAACGAATTGGCGTTTCATTGAAAGTTGTTCTTCTTCCTGTGACATCATTTCAGGATATTGTCTATTAACTCTAAAACGATTTTTACCTCTATCAGCTTTGTATCCTTCAAACACTTCCTTTCTACCTTTAGAACCACCCTTACCATCAAAGATAAGAACTACTCTAGTCGGATTGAATTGGCGTATTTGAGAACCAATTGAATTTAATGAACCAATAACTCCACCCGTATGGTCACCATCCTCATTCATTGTAGGGTTGGTAGTCCAACTACGGATGAAGGTATTGAGTCCATCAATGACAAGAACTCTACTATTACGCACTCTTAAGTGGTTTGTCTCATGTTCTGATTCTACTTCGTTAAGAAGCTTTTTGTATAAGTCTTTCATTTTGTTTTTTGTAACCTTTATTAATCACCAATCACTTCTGAATCTACTACTAAATTATCAGTGTCTAATGAATCTTTTTTGTATCTTAAAATTGTTGCCTCACAAATCCTTTTATAGATTTGCTCTCTAACACCAGGGTTAGAATCTAATGTAAGTGGGAAATCTTTCGCTTGGAACTTAATCACTTCGCCTGAATCAATATCAATGTATTCATACCAAGCTCCACTTTGTTTCACAATTGCGTTTTCTTTCATACTACCCAACCATGCTCCGTAGTTATCAATACCTCTATCAAAGAAGATATCAAAATCTGCTGAGCGTAATGGTGGTCCCATACGATTCTTTACAACCTGGCATCTTACTTTGATACCAACAATTCTTTCGTTACCACTACCATCTTTGGCTTTAATCGTTCCCATACTCTTTAATCTTAAACGAACCGATGCATGGAAAGCAATTGCTTTACCACCAGAAGTTGTCCAAGGGTCAGAGAATGGCATTGCGTTCATCTTCTGTCTTAATTGGTTTGTGAAAACTAGAGTGATTTTCTGTCTACCAATAAGATTTGTGATTTTACGCATTGCTTTGGAAATGATAATTGCTTTATCCGTAGCGTAACCATCTTTACCATAATCAGCTTCCATCTCCTTTTCAGTTGATGCTGCTGCTACTGAATCCACAACAATTGTTACATACTTATCTTTAGAGGAAGTTCTTACCTTCTCAATAATAGTTTCAGTATATTCGAAACATTGTTCAACAGTCTCAGCTGCTACATAAAGTAATTTGGTTGTATCTACTCCAATGGCTTCTAAGAATTCTCTACTTACGGCGTTCTCCGTATCAATCAATACTGCCAATCCACCTAGCTTCTGCGTTTCTGCAAGTAAGTGAGCTGATACTAATGATTTACCACTTTGTTCTAATCCCGTAATTTCGGTGATTCTTCCAACAGGCAACCCACCATAAGGGCGGTTTGAAATTGCCACGTCTAACATAGATGCTCCGGTTGATACCCAGCCTTCTACATTTGTTGGTGCGTCATCGTTGTCCAAAAAGAATGCTACCTTTTGGTCTTTCGATTGTTTGTTAAGGGACTCAACGAGTACTTCCGCTAAGTCAACCTCTTTAGTTGCTTTTGCCATATTGTTTACTTATTTACTATGAATTGAAAAGGTCATCAAATGCCGATGCTACATCATCTATTTTCTTAGCTGATGCTTCTTCTTTAGGTGCTGATTTTACATCAACATCAAAAGGTGCTTCGTCATTTTTTGCGGTAGATGATAACGTCTCTGCTGCTGCAGTAGATGTATCTTCATCACCATTAGCGGATGGGTTTAACCAACCTTCTAATACAGATTTCAATTCCGAATAAGTCAACTCCTGGTAAAGGTCTGTGATTTCGGTTTGTCCATTGATAAACTTATCAGTTTCTTCTTTAGTTGCTGCTAAAGGAGTTTCTTTTGGTTTAACACGGATTGTTGTTACAGGGTAAGAAGTACCACTGTCTTCAGCTGATACTACTTCAACAGTAATATCTCTACCTTCATTTGGGTCAGTAATATCACCATAATCAGGATCGGCGATGTAACCAAGAATTTCTTGATATACAGTTTTTCCAAAGCCCCAGAATCTTACACCTTCACCTTCTTCACCTCTTACCAATACTGGTACGAATGTTCTAAGTTTCGGCTCCATTTTCTTGGCAGCTTTCCAATCTTCTTTATCACCCATTCTTTTCAACTTATCAGCGAACTCAACGATAGGGTCAGGTCTGCCAAAAGAAGATGGAGATAGATAAGATTTGTTGTTAATGTTGTAGTGAAAGAATAATTCAATAAAAGGATTCTCTTTGTTGAATTTGTAAGGGACTAAACGAATAGTGTGTTTGCCCGGAGCTGGTTTCCAAAGTTCTACTTTCTTTGAAGTTGTGCTTTGTAGTTTGTTCAGTCTACCTCTGATTGCGTCTAAGTTAATAGCCATTTTTTTACGTTTTAAGAGTTTATGTTTTATGGTTTTATTTAGGTGAGTGTCCTTCACCCTCTATGTATATAAATATAAAGAGATTACAAATATACAACAATTTATTGGACTTTCCAAATCTTTTTTGAAGTATATTTTTTAATCAGATTAAGCATTTATATGGGTTTGAGATTTACTCAAAGATACGAAAAATACCTGATACTACCAAATAAAAAAGGGAGTATTTAACTCCCTTTCTTTTTTATGCTAATAAATGATAATATTCTTTAAAGTGTTTGATTCTGTCCGGTAATCCAATTGTTCCTCCGTTTACTCTTTTAGTAATCTTTGTTACAACTGTATCACTAGCTCCTTCATCTGCTATCTTATGTAATCCGTTTTTAGAGAAGAACCAAGCTGCTGATAATAAAGCGTAAGATGATGCTACCTTATCAGGATTTGCTGTCATATCTTCACCAATTGATTTACCAAATGCGGTGTAGTTTTCTTTACCTGTTAATTGAATATATCCTCTACCTCTAAATTTGTAACCTTCACCTGTTGATTCAGGTCCGTTACCCATTCTACCACCATATACTTTAGATGCAATCTTTTGTGGTTGTCTAGCATAAGGTGCTGCAGCTGCTTCAGTTGGAAAGTATTTTTTAAAGATACCTGCCAATCCTTTTGCTGAATAGTTTAAGTTTTCTTGCGTTGCTTTGAATCCGCCACTCTCATGTCCACATTGTGCTAAGAAGTGTGCTAATCTCAATGGAGTATTAATTTGGAACTTAGCTGCCGTATCAGGAATCATTGCGATTACTGCATCAGGAATATGTCCTTTTAATTTATCTAATTTTAATCCACCCACAGTTGCTATTGGAGCTGGTGCTACGGGTGTTGGTACTGATGTTGTTGCTTCACCCATAATTTTTGCCCAAGTTGATGGTCCTACAATACCATCTGCAGTTAAACCATTTTTTGCCTGCCATTCTTTTACAGCTGCTTCAGTTTTTGGTCCAAAGTTAGTTACAGCCGGCTCGATACCAAGCTTTTGTTGCATTAACTTTACGTTTTCGTTATTATCTCCCTTTTTTAATAACATAATAAAAATTATTTAGATTGTCCTTCCGTAACTTCTTTATTTCCTTCACCGAAATCAATTACCTCAAAAACTCTTGTCTGAATTTTCTTAGTTCCTTCGGCGTTTGTTAATATAATTGAATTTTTGAACTTCTGCCAATTGATGACAAAAGATGTATCCAACACCCCACCATTTTCCTCTTTAACTAATTCGTTAAGAGCATTTATAGTGTAAAGTGAGTTAGATTCTTTCTTTCTATGTATTAGTATTGTGTTTTCCAATGGAGTCTCCGGTTGGAAAGCAGTATCTATATTATAAGTTACAAACAATTCCTCTAAATTGGACTTGTTTTGTAATATATAAATATAGTTATAGACTATATGATAAGTCTCTCTTATTTGTTGTAGAGTGTTTTGTAACTCCTCCTTTGTTGTAAATGTACAAAGTAACTGTGTCTTCATTCTTCCTCTTATTTCTTTTATTGTCTATAAATATCAAAAACCAAAAGGAAGGGTAAAAACTGATTATTTTTTATCTTTGTTTGCTTTTCCTTTCAAACAACCTTGCATTTCCTTTCCTAATCCACTTACAACAGATTTAGATTCTCCTTTTGTACGATATACCTCTTTACCCAATTCTGCTTTTGTTTTTCCATTTACGAATACAATAGAATCATCTTTTGGTGATACTCTAACTCTTTTTTCTAAATGAGAAACCAATCCTTGTCTACCCTCTGGTGTATCCAATTTTCCAGTATATCCAGAAAGTTCTGCTAAACATTGTCTATAATATTCAGGTTCAACATTATCACCTCCAATATTTTGAGAACTAACACCATCTCTTTCACCTAATATATAAGATGCGAAGTGCATTCTATGTAGGAAATCCTTTACATATGCTTGTTGATGTGGTCCGTTATCTGCGTTTTTATCATAAGGGTATGCTGGTGGTTTTGTTGCTTTATCTGCTTTTTGAATTTCAGTTACTAATTCAGTATGAGCTTCACCCATAACATCTCTACGAGTTTTAGCTGCTGCTTTTAATATACCAGCACTATTTGCCAAATTTAATAATTCATCTGCACTTAAATTAAATGCTGGTGCTAATTTAGCTGCTGTTTCCGGTGTTACCTTTTCCAACATTTCACTTACTTTAATTAAAACTTTTAAAGCGGCTGTTGGTGCTGGCGTATCACCTGCACATGCAATAGCTATTCTAGCTGCATCTTTTTCAGATTCTACTGGAGTTTTTATACCCAACTCAGCTGCTTTTTTATCAAACCAAGGTTTACCTTTACATTCATCTAAATAATTCTTTTTTCCACCACCTCTTACTGGGTATGCACTAACTACTTTTGCTATAATTGCGTCTTGTGCATTTCTCTCATTTGGTTTCATTGAATCTCTACCCTCATCAAATTTTCTACATGCATCCTCAATGCCAGCAGAAGCTTCCGCTACTTTTTTACTAACATCTTGCATTTTCTTTGCAAGCTTAGGGTCTAAGTTACCACCCATAGTTTGATTCATAGCTTTTATCTTCTCATCAACTGATGTATTGTTATGTGGGTCATTATATGCACTTTTGTTGGATGTATGCTTAAATCCAACAGTACCATCTTCTCTTTCATACATAACACCAGTATCACTTTCAGTTAATGTATCTATATAATTTAATTGCTTTTGATAATGTTGTTTTTGTTTAGGAGTTTTTGCATTTTTCATTAACTCAACAAAATGTTTTTTAAGTATTGACTTAGATTGCTTATCCATAATAACACCCATTGGATATGGTGGTGTTTGTTTTTTAGCTGCTTTATACTTTGATTGATACATTAAAACCTTTACTTCGGTTTTTGCAGTTTCCAATGCGATTTTAGCCCATCTCTTTCTATCTTTTTGCGGAATTTCTTGAGCTAATGGGGTTTCCATTATTTCATTTATAATTGCATCTTCCTCCTGCGGTGTTAAGTTTCC